ATCTTTTACATATACTTTTTGTCCTAGTTTTTTTGCTTCGTTTTTAACGTGAGATATAAATTCTTTCATCGCAGCAACTTTTAACTCCTCAGGACTTGAAGCACCTTCATCTTGATTAAATGAAACGGGATAGAATTTTAATAGATCCATATATTCACGGATCATGTCTTGTTTCCCTTTTTTTTCATCACCCACGAAGTCACGGAATTTTTTAAGATTCTTAATTAATAGATCTTTATTCAAACCCATATGATCAGATACTATCATATTATAAACCGCCTCTTTTATTGTATTTGGATTGTGACCCCTTGCAGTGATTATCGAAAAAATTGAACCGTTGTTTACGGCTTCTACAAAATCCGCCCAAGCAGGACCGGGTTTCGCTTTCATTGAATCAATCAAAAATTGTTTGTCACCTTTCGTTGTAAAGTTTCTGAATGGGTCTGATGCATAACCTTCTATCTGTTTACCTTGGTACTCAAAAGGTTCCTTTCCTATTTGAGTTCTGTATTCAGCAAAATCTTCAGTTGACATCCCAACCTCATCACCATCTTTGGATTGAACTATAATTTTAGTTGGCATATACATAAGGTTGTCATCCCAATCAAAAGCGTAGTATTTGAGAGTAGGTACTCCCAAATCATCAAATCCTTCTTTTATTGTTTTATTCATAAATTATTTAAAGGCTAAGGTGGGGATTTCTCCCCACCATTTTTTTTATTAGATATTCTCAAACGAAGCACCAGTTGGGGTGATCAAGAATTCGATATCGATGAATTCAAGAGCCTTTGTTGGTTTCAAGTAAATCTTACCTGTCATCGTATTTCTATCCAAGTCAGCAGGATCATTAGAAACTGTTACTCTAAAGTCGTAAAGACCACGGTCTCTTCTGATTGCGTCTAAGATAGGGTTGACTGAGTCAAGGAAGTCTTGTCTAACTTTAGCGTCATTTTGTTCAAACAATAATCTTACCGCTACAGCCGATATCAACTTACGTGCTTGTAGTAACAATCTTCTTACGTTGATTCTGTTGAGAGCAGTGTCTGCGATCTGAAGAGTCTTGTTACCCCAAATAACTGTACCTACGTCAGAGAAAGTAGCAATCGGATTGATACGACCTTGATAAAGAGTGTCTCTTTGGTCTTGAGTTAGCTTGATACGTGCCTTGATAGCATTTACCAAACCTCTTGTGTAACCCGCCGTAGCGAACCAAGGGAAAGAAATGTTATCTGTAAGAGCCAAGTTTCTACATACTTCATTTGTTGGTGGAATGTAGATCTGAGTGTTATTTACAGTATCACGAGTCAAAATCCAAGGATAGTAAGTCGCTGTGTAGTTTGAGTCAATACCCGTATTGTTCAAGTTATCTACAGCCTCAGTAGGAGGAACGATATTATCCGTATTTGTTGGAAGAAGTAAGTTACAATCAGGAGTAGTCACGATGTATAGTGAGTCAGCTCTTTGGTAAGTTACCATATCAATAGCCTGTTCTACCAAGTTCGAGTTGTTGATATAATCAATACCTGGTGTTGCAAACACGTTGATGTTTACCGCTTCAGGATTATTGAATGTAGAGATACCCAACAAGTAAGCGTAATAGTCAGATGTAGAGAATTCCGCAAATCCGTCTTGTGCGATCAATTTGAATGCTCCCCATCCATCTGCAAGTGGGTAACGTGTTGACTGACAAGCGCCTCTCTGCCACAAAGAACCACCAATTTGGTATCTGTCGTCATTAGTTCTATATTCACGGTAGATATCCCAACCATCAAAACCTCCTTGAAGAAGGAACGCAAACTTACGAGACTGAATAGTGTAGTAAGGGTTTGCAGGATCTTGTGGGTCAGATTGGAATGAAGTATCACCACAATCAAACGCCGGTGTACCCGCAGTAGGACCTGCAGTGATTGTTACAACGGTTGCTCCCGAATCCATGTGGAAACCCTTAGTGACGTAATTCCAAGGTAATGCATCAACATTACAAAGATTACTTGGAGCTTGTTTTCCTTTGTATTGGAAAAAGTCTGGATCGTAACCAATAGAAGAAGAAATTCCTAAGAACGTACGTCTTATGTTATCACCAGGTGACAAAATTTGGTTAGGTCCATAAGGAATGTTGAAAGGTGGATTACCAATAACTTCCCCAGGGTAGTTGTATGCTGTTTTGTAGACTGGATATGGAGGTTGTGCTGATGCGTAAGAACGAATAACATAACCTTCGAATCCAGCCGGAACTGACGTAGGATCAACCTTATCATTCAATTCCAACATAATGTATTTTGAAAGAAGTGCGTACTCACCATCCGCAGTACCGATTTTTACACCGACATAACTGTTACTTGACGGATCCATAGTACATTGTGTGAATTTTTCCAAATAAACAGGATTAGAGTCAGTGTCATAGAAACTTCTGACACCCACGTCAAACGAAGAATTATTGAACGAAATGTTTTCGATGCTAATTTTGATTTGTGCATTTGCACCATTACCATCAGCAATTGATATAATTCTAAACAACCTATCAACAGAAGTACCATTTAATTCTGATACTACCCATGGAGACTCAGCATCTTGGTATTTTTCGACGTAGTTAGCAATTGTTGCCGTGTTAGGACTATATCTTAATCCAGGAAGTGCTAAAGGAGCACATTGTAATCCACGAATAAATCCTTGGTTGTAACCGTAATTCAACATATTTTGGAATTGTTCTTCAATAAACAATGGAACCTCATTTCTTGGTTTTCCGAAATTAGTTGTTCCAAATACTTTGGTAATGTAGTTTGCATCACCAGAATTCATAGAAGTTGCAAATGAGAAATCCGTACCGTCCGCAGTCACACCCGATAAATTGAATGTTGCGTAAGGATTGAAAGTAATGCCGGAATATATACCCGAACAATCAATGATAACATCAGTAGTACCAGTCACAGTATAAGACGGACCATGTTGTCCTGTTGCATACAAAGATATACCACGAGATCTCCATGTTGCAACAACTAAGTCACCCCATCCATCATATGCGGTACCTACGTAATTGAATACTGAACCTGATACGGTACCTGAGAAACATCCCGAAGGACCAAATGGAACTAAAGTATCAACAAGAGAAACGAATGAATAACCGGAATAACCAGTACCACCTGTCAAATCAAAGTTTGAGTAATACCAAGAGTCGTTATTTGGAGACGTATAGTCCGCCGTAGATTCTGACAAACCAGAAACGCCAAAAACGTTAGTCGACGCAGTATAAGTTGGTGAAAGAGCATTGTATGTAGCGTCGGAAATAGTTCCGAAGTAAGCAGCTGATGTACCCGAAGATGAAGGAAGATCTAGAATCCCTTGTAGGAAGTCAGACAAATCATCTTCGATTGTACTTTCACCCCCATTCAACATTGGATAGGGACTGTTTAGGTTTGTTAAAATTTGAGGTGCAAAAGCTCCATCAGTTGTAAAGGTGACTGCTGTACCACCGCTACATCCTGTAAATCCAATACTGAAAGGAGTCTCTATACCATTCAGAGCTACTGTTGATGGGTCTACGTTAGCTACTGTCAACAAAGACCAAGAAGGACCAGCATCATATCCAGAAAGACCAAGTACACGAGTTACAAATAATTGGTTAGACTGTTGTAGGTAGGACTTAGCGATATATGCTAACTCATATTTAGGAATTTGTGTGTTTTCAAATTTTTCGGGAAGAGTTCCACCGAAAAATGCTTCGAACTCACTGTAATTTGTTATAAAGATAGGCTCGAACGCGGGACCGATTTGTGTTTCACCAACCAGACCCAAAGTTGTTACACCTACGCTTTGTGCCACAAAACTCAAATCTCTTTCAGAAGTGTATACTCCAGGAGATACGAAAATTTTATTTGATACTGCCATTTTGTTTTAGGTTCAATAAATTTTATTTTTATTACATAAATATTCTGAAAAAAGACAAAAACTTTACTTATAGTTTTCTATTTATAAAATGGGCGGTTTTAATTCTGCCTTTTTTCTCCCTATGAAAAAAGAAATAAAGAATTTGAAGATCTCACAGGAAACACATAATGTTTTAAAAACTTATTGTGATAAGAATGGACTTAAAATGTATAAGTTTCTCGAGAATCTAATTTTGGAAAAGTGTCAAGAAAAAAAAGACATTTACGGAGAGTCATACTAACTTGACTCCGTAAATAATTTTGCTTGATTGTGTAACATCGGTGGGAACTATATCTATCCTTAGAATTTCGTTTGTGTTTACTTGAATGAGAGGAACATCGGACCCATAGAAGTCATCATTAATATAGACATCCCAACTTGATACGTTTTCAGTTTCATCAATTGTGAAATCACCCGTATAATCAGCAACAATAGATTTTGTCAGTGTACCCGTTGGGTATATCATGGAAGTCTCAAATGAATCGGGGTTTTCGGGAAATGATTTCTTTTTACCCCCTCTTTTATTTTGAACTAATTCATAAGAATTAAAAACCCTTGAAACTGCGGGAGCAACTTCAAACTCCTCTTCGTCCAATAAAAAGGCTAACATGGTAAATTCGTAGTTTTGAATATAAAATCTACGTCTTCCAATATCTACCACTGACTCATCTGCAATGCTGTTCATTATAATTGGAATATAATGACCATTTATTTTTCTATAGGCTTGTCGTGAGGCGAAAGTTTGAATTACATTTTTATTGAATTCATTTAACTCCCTCATTCTATTACTCAGAATCTTTACGTTATAAGTAATATCCACTGGAACAGGTTGAGGGATTTTGTAAATATCCATCCCTTTTACATTTCCGTTCCATGAAGGAACTGCGGCATAAAAATATTCTTTTCTATTTGGGATGTTGTAAATAATTGCTGGATTACTACCATATTTTACGTCAGGATTTCTGACGGTTGTAATAAATGGTAATTCGGGGTTTCCATTAATATCATTGAAGTCCCAAGTCTGAGTAAATTGCGACCAGTTCTGAGTTGTGATAATAATGTCTACGGGAGGTATAGTTTTACCCTCAACAATCGTTTGAAGTTCTTCTTTCACAAAATCTAAAAACCCCCTATCTAAATCGGCATGTAAAAGTGACTTAGGTAGATAAGTTCCATCTTCTTTAATGTATTCGAGCAATTGTTCTCTTCTCTGATAAAGAATCTTTTCAGGTGTGAGATTAATGTTTGGTATAATTTGTTTTTTAGGTAAAGCCATTACAATCCTCTAAATTCATTTTCACTAACAGGAGTTGCTGTGTATGAGAAATAAAATTTCTTATAACCACCGTAAGTGTGTCTGTTATCCCAGTTGGGAGATCCCGCATCAATAATAGAATAGTATCTAACTTGATCTTCAGTTATCCAATAACCAATGTAATCACCAAGTTCAATATCAACTTTCAATTCTTCAAGTTCTTGTTGGTATACATGGAAGTTAAGAACACCAGGTTCGTTCTGAACGATTTTAGAATTACCCAAAAATTGTTCTGTTGCACCATCAATTTTAACGTAGGCATTTATTGACACAGGTGCCAAGAATTGAATACCATCTTTTACCACTTCACCGTATACGTCATCGTTTACGGTTTTTGTTCTGTCAACTTTATACAAAACTATTTGGAAATTCATATCACCATCGAGCCATTCACGACCCATGGAAATATCTAAACCAAAGTCTTCACTACCGAAAAACTTACCCAATCTTGTAATAGGAACTTGTCTCTGTGCCATCTTACTTGATAAATATAACATAAATCATTATCTTTAAGGGTATTGGAAGAACAAACTAACATATCAGCCGTTGGTGTTTTGGAACGTAAGGCTTTGGAACTGTTGGAAAACTATGAAGGTGCCAACAATTATATCTTGCGCTTAAAAACCAAAATGTTGGATAATCCCAAGTTCTATCCAACTCGAGCTCAGTCTGAATACATCATCAATTTTCATTCAAGGGTACCAAAGGTAGCCAAGAAATGGGTAGATTTGGATCCGTACTTTGCACAAAAAATTGCGGATGATAAATTGTTCACCACAGTACCCCAACAAATTTATATTGAAAAACTTCTTGTTGAGAAGGATACCTCCTACCATATTTGGGGGAAATTCTTTGAAAAAGATTTTGTCTACGATCTTTGGATACCGAAAGTTGCTCTTATCAGAGACAACACGGTAAAGAATGTGGAGATTGATTATTCGAAATATTCGCATCGTCCACCACTCGAACACCAAAAAGAAGCCATCCAAAAATTATGTGAGAACAAAAAGATGATATTGGCTGATGATATGGGTTTGGGTAAAACCACATCAACGATTATTGCCGCCTTGGAGACGGGGGCCAAGAAAATAATGATTATCTGTCCGGCATCTCTGAAGATCAACTGGCAGAGAGAAATCGAAAACTACACCGACCGCCCTACATCAATTATTGAAGGAAAAAAATGGGAGGATGCCGATTTTATTATCATAAATTATGATATCATAAAAAACTTCCACGATGAAAAAAATAAAAAAGAGTCAATTATTCTTAATTCTAAGTTTGATTTGGTTGTTATCGACGAGGCCCATTACATACAAAATAAGCAAGCCCAAAGAACAAAACTAATAAACGACTTTGCCCTGAAGGTCGAACGACTGTGGCTTCTAACCGGTACCCCCATCACAAGTCGTCCTATCAACTATTATAACCTTCTCAATCTCATTGACTCACCTGTTGCGGTGAATTGGATGGCATATGTAAAAAGATACTGTAATGGATTTCAATTCCGAGCGGGTAAAAGAAAAGTGTGGAACGTCAGTGGTGCATCCAACTTAGAGGAACTCCGAGACCGTACCAAACCACAAGTACTTCGTCGCCTGAAGGAAAACGTACTTGACCTACCCGATAAAATCATCACACCAGTATACCTAAGACTTCGTTCTAAGCAATATGAGGAACTTATGGGGGACTATTACGATTGGTACGATAAAAGTGGTGAGGCGGACTCCCTGACACTTCAGTTTACCAAATTGACTCAGGTTCGTCAGTGTATCGCCCAAGAAAAAGTATCCTCAACAATTGAACTCTGTGAGAACATTATCGAACAAGATAAGAAAGTCATTGTCTTTACAAACTTCACCAAAACTCTTGAAATGATTTTAGAACATTTCGGGAAAAAGGCGGTAAGACTTGATGGTTCTATGAACCAAAGGGAACGTCAAGAATCGGTAGATAAATTTCAAAACGATGATTCTGTAAAAGTATTTGTTGGTAACATCAAAGCCGCAGGTACTGGTATCACTCTTACATCAGGTGAGGCTGTCGTTATGAATGATTTATCGTTCCTCCCATCCGATCACTCACAAGCCGAAGACCGTGCATATAGATACGGACAAAAAAATAATGTACTGGTTTATTACCCCATTTTCGACAACACTATTGAAGGAATTATTTACGATATTTTAGGTAAGAAAAAGGATATTTTCGAAACCGTGATGGGAGATAAGGAATCAACAGGTGACTATGTAGAAGAAATTCTAAAGTCAATCAACAGTAGAAGATAATAAGTTGGGGGTATTTATATTCAATAAACTATAGTACCCGAAATATGAAAAATATCAAAAACAAAATTCAAGTACTCGAAGAACGTATCCGTCAGAACGAACAACAACTTCACGAAGCCAAGAAAATCAGAGCCGAGAAATTACCTTACGGATATTCAGCCTTACGTCAGTTCATTGACCCCGAGACAATGAACATCCACTATAACAAACACTATAAAGGTTATGTCACCAAACTAAACGATGCGTTAGATGGAAAGAATTATGGTGACTTGTCATTAGAGGAAATCATAAAAACAATCGAAAGATTTTCTAAAACCATTCGTGATAACGCCGGTGGAGCTTACAACCACGCAATCTTTTGGAAAATGTTATCCCCCACCGAGATGGAACCTAAAGGGGAAATCCTAAAAAAAATCAACTCGAATTTCGGATCTCTAACTAATTTCAAAAAGAAATTTGATGAATACGCAAAAAAAAGATTCGGTTCAGGATGGGTATGGTTGGTCCTAACAAAAAGGGGAACCCTCAAAATTATGACAACCGCAAATCAGGACAATCCTTTGATGAACGTTATAAAACAAGGGGGACATCCTTTACTCGGATTGGATTTGTGGGAACACGCATACTATCTAAAATATCGTAACAAAAGAGATGAATACATCAGAAACTTTTGGAAGGTAGTAAATTGGGAATTTGTTGAAGAAGAACTAAAACGACTCACTAACAAAAATCTTCAGGAAAGTATTTCTACAAAAAAAATACTAAAGGAACAATCTCAAATGAACTCATGTTCAGACCAAGAAAGAACAAGAATTAGAACAATGTTCAATAACAATCCTGATGTCTTGGAAATGTATAAGACCAGTATTATGGCTTTTTTGGAGGATGTTTTCAAAGATAAGCATTATGCAAGAAATGAATATGGTCCAAACACCGCAAGTGGAGTTTATGATTTAGAAAAACCAGGTCGTTCGATAATAAATTATTTGAATACAAATTACAGTGCTTTCTGTCCACTACTTCGTGACTTAAATTTGGTCTTGAGCAGAGCAAACATGGATCCTATCAACTTTCAAGGTAAGACTAAAGAAGAACAGGTAAATGAAATGGCTCGTATGTTGGGATTTATAAACCAACTTAAGTTTAGAATTTTTGACCCTAATTCAAAGACGTTTCAGACTTTATTTAGAGTTTTAAGTCAAACATCAGGAAAAGGAAATAAAACCGAGGATGTTGTAGAGAAGAAATTCAAAGAAAAATTCGGGGCAGAAAACATACAAAGGATTGGAGAACTTGGTAGTAAAGAAGACATGATGGGTGTTGATATCAAGGTAATGATCGATGGAAAATTACACACAGCACAAGTAAAACCGTTCGATTCAATTAATAAAGAAGATGATTTAGTAAGAATCGGTGGTAGTGCAAACGTAAAGAAGTACAACACAGATTGGATGGTTTTTGTACGTAGAGGTAAAGATATTGTTGTATTCGATAATACAAACTCCGAAATAAAAGACGGGTCATATTATTTTCCTGAAAATTCATTATTGTACCAATTCTAATTATTGGATATTTATATAGAAAAACATTAGGATGGCTGTAATTCCAGAACCAGAAAGAACCAAACTATATAACCGTATTCTCAATTTATTAGGGGCGCCACTCCGTGCTGTAGAATTGGAGTATGAAATGATGGACTCACTATTGGAGTTAGCCGTCGGGGATTACGCTCAATATGTTCAAGATTGGTTGATCGAATCTCAATGGACTTCACTATATGGATTGAATTTAGAGACTGAATCTTTGGCAAACGCTTTAATCAGAAGGTCATTAGATTGGGAAACTCAATATACTTACGCATATTCCAAAATTGCTGGATTACAAAATGCGGGTCCATATGTCCTAAAAAGAGATTATTTCGATCTTGTTCCAAACCAACAAATTTACGAAATACCCGCATGTAGAGAAATCAACCAATTACTTTGGTATTCACCAAGTGAAATGAACAATATGTTGTTCGATCCTTGGTCATTCGGATCATTTGGTGGAGGTGGTGGATTAGGTGGTCCAGGTGGATTTGCCCAAGCTGGTTTGGGTGGAGGAGGATACTTCTTCTTTTCATCTTATGATGTTATGTCTCGATTACAAGATATAAATGTAAAAAGAAGACTTATTCAGCCTGATTTACAATATCAAGTAACAGCCCTTCCCGATGGAAAGAAAGCGGTTTGGTTATTCAACACACCAGGGGGTAAATTTGACTTCGGTGATAATGAATTAAGTAGAGGTAAAGTATGGTATTGGTACTATGAGGTATGTGGTGATGAAAGGGACCTTTGTTTGAAAGACAATCCTGACATTGTAAAATTACCATCTGACATTCCACTTGATGAAATTATGTGGATAGATCTTAACGAGCCATCAAAAGTTTGGGTCAGAAGATGGTTTACAGCCTACTGTAAAGAGACCTTAGCCCGAGTTCGTGGAAAATTCAGTGGAAATTTGAAAACACCTGACAGTGAAGTTACGATGGATTACCAATCCTTACAAACAGAAGCTAAAGATGAAAAAGTTACACTTCTAACTGAATTACAACAGAGACTAGAAAGATTACGTCCTGAAAACCAAATGAAAAAAGAGGCTGAAATTGCAACTAACTTAAATACTCAGTTGAAATTTAGGCCGATGACTATTCCAATAACTGTTGTATAATGTCTATTATCAGAACTATCCCAGTAGAAAAAATAATCAACGGAAACAAAGTCCGTACGTCTGAGTCTGCAATTATTTCAGAACGTAAGTATGTGACCAACGGAGAATATGCATTAGTTATCCGTGGTGTTGATTTGTGTGAAATTCAACTAAACTCAAAAACAACTGATAAAGTCAAAATCAAGGCAATGACAAATGTCTTGATCAAACCAGATACCGGAAGGATCGATGAAGAGTGGGATGAAATCAGTTTAGAAAAAGGTGCATGTATCGAACTAGTCAATATCAATAAGGGTTGGTACATCCTTTCCTCTGATGGTTTGAAAATTTGGTAATTCAACAACTTCATTTTCCCACCCATTTTCAGCAATATCATACATGTAGGTTGGATTCAACCCTCTTCTTGACCAATAATTTAATTCCTGATCTGAGATTGTAAGTACATCCTGAAGATCATCTTGGTCACCATCTGACAATGGATGTCCATTCAACAATTCACATTGTTTTGTAGTGAAAATACCTCGTTTTTCAGGATCATCAACAAGTAAATTTTGTCTTACCTCATCTTGAAACACAACCATCAAAGGTTCAATTCTTTTATTAAATGTTGACACAGCTCTTGCAACATTATAATCACCAGTCATTTCGGGATTTCTTTCAAGTTCTTCTTGATTTAGTAAATAACAATTCAACTGAATTCTTGATTCGGTATCTAACAATAAGTCACCCGTTTTCTTAAAATGTCTTTCTCGTTGTAAATCACTGTATTTTTTTGCGGGTACCTTCTGAACATCACCATGTGAGGCTCTTTCACCATTATTAACATACATAATAATGTCCCCCAAGTTTACAGCAAGGTTGTGTTGGATTGCTAACTCCATATGTGCTTGTCGTGACATTAGAGAACCCGCCTTTGTTTTTTGGGTACACCTAAACTTATATTCTTCTAAACTTTGTTTTACTTTAGCCTTTTGAGCGATCTTAATTAAAGGTATTTGTTGATCATAAATCCTTTCCAAGTATTCATAGTAATATTCTACAAATTCTTTTCCTTGACCCTTTAGGAGCATCTTGATTCCCTTATCTAAGAAATCCTCAATATATCCTGGTAATTTTTTTGATTTGATTGTGTTACCAACAAGTTTTACTTTTCCACTGTCAGTCATCAAAGCGTAATTTTTTCGAGCCAAGTTGATACATGATGGCCAAACACCATCATTATCCAAAGCCATCTCCCCTCGCATGAATATGTCATTATATTCAGCAATGTCGGCGGCGGCACCTGTATATTCTTTACCCTCCTTAACTTTCCAATTTAACCCACGACCGATGTACTTACGAGTTTCAACATCAGCTGGTGCTGAGAAGTTTACACCGTCAGTATCCATTACTAACGCTTCATAACCTCTGTTCATGAAAAATGAAATCATCTGTCGTAGATACTGACGACCTGTACAGGTGATTTGTTCACCCATATACATATCACCCCAATGATAGACTTGAGGTGCTGAAAGAGCACCGAACATCGAGTTGATAAAAATCTTGATAGGTAATTGTTTTCTATCGTAAGATTTAGACTTTTTGGGGTCAGATTCAGAATATTCTTCGGCCAATTGTTTGTATGAAATACGTGAATCTCGGAAATACTTTAACAATCCTTTCATGGCACCAGTAACATCACAAGTAGGAAAAACATCATGGACAAGTTGAATAGATGGGTACAGTGAAGAGAAGTCCAACTTCAATACATTTGTGGAATACCCGACTTTAATCAAACGAGAAAGTCCACCCACAAAATCTGTTTTAGTCTCCTTAGCTGGAATTGCCAAATTATATTTATAAGACCAAGCCAACATAATCATCTTCCACAAAGTTGCGGTACCCATCGTACTTACTCGTTCGTAAGTTGTGGGAACTAACGAAGCCAAAAGAAACGAACCTTGGTTAAACTCGTCGTCTACCTTAAGTGTTTCAACCAAGTCATCGTCAAGATACATCTCAACAATCTTATCACCTGTAACTCGTTCATATACATCAGGAAAACGTTTATCCAAGTCTTTAAATTTAGGATCATCCGCTCGTTTATATTTTCCATTTGTTGTGTTCAACCAATATTCTTCCTTTTTAGAATACATAGAACCAATTTCTGTGTGATCAATGTAGATACGATTGGCATCTTCGATTTCAAGATATTGTGTAATATATTTCAATCCCGCACTCTTGATACTAGAATTTATAGCTTGAGCTCTTCGTACAGAATGAAGAATATCAATCACGTTGTAACCCCAAATAGAAACCTGTGGATAACGCTCAACTTCGTTGGCGAGCTTCAACATTTGTTCTTTTTGAGTAATAGTTCTTTGTGGGTTAAGTGACTTACATATCTTTTTTACATCCAATCCAAGTGCTTTACATCTTTCAAAAATCCAGAACCAGTCAAAGTTGAATGAGTTATAACCACCAATAATGGAAGGCTTTAGATGATCAATGGTGTCAAAAAATTTGATGAGTCCAACTCGTTCCTTCTCCTCTGTATCACACTCAATTACTTCATGGAACCCAGTGTTAGTTTTCATACCGATCATGAATATACGACCATCCTTAGGTTCAAGAGAGGTGGTTTCCAAGTCAAATACAAATCGTGTTATATCGTTGTATTCTTCATATCCTTTGAATAATCGTTTCTCCTTTTGAATTAGATATTGCTCAACAGGGGGTAACATCAAAAACAGTTCTCTTACATTCTCAGCCCATGGGTCAATTCCACCCTCACGAAAAAATTGAGTCAAAGCTCTGTAACCAGCCAAACATTTTACAAGGTATGTCAAACCCCTTTCTAATCTTTCGTTATTGTGAGTCTCGAGTTTTTCAATAACAATTTTGTATTTTGACATTGCGGCTTTTTGTTCTGCCTTAGATCCTCTATAAAAATTTAGACCCCTTAGATCACCGACCCAAGCAAATGGAACAAAATGGTCTTTATTGATCGATTTCCCCTTTCCAGGTATTTCTTTGATTTTGTATATAGAATCAGTGATGTAATCGAATTCTATCGACACAATAAATTCTTCAGGGTCATTACCCTCCAAAAATGATTTGATTTCTTCAGTAGATATCATTTGACGTATTTTTTACCCGAGTGACACATTCTCTTCCACACAATGTGGAGTTTGTCTTTCCCATTCACCGATAAATATACGATCAAGATGTTAGTCCGTCAACAACAGGGACTATCTGAAATAAAACTATCTTGGATATTGATATAAAGTTCATCACGTAATGGAACAATCAAATCTCCTTGAGGTCCACCTAATAACGCTTGATTATATTTGATCAAAAACTGACCAACATATCTACCAACAGTATTAGTATCTCTTTTGGTAAAACGATAGTAAACATAATATTCAGGGGTGGCATTCACATCCAAACCAATCAGTTCTACGATATATGCTGGTTTTGAAACAATTTTTGGAATACCTGTAGCCTCATTTATCATTGTGAATGAAATTGTTGCGTCCTGCAAAGATTCCATAAATGACAAATACTCACTTCTACCGTCTTGCACCACTTGCATTTTCAGTAAAGGTAAAGTCGCATTCTTTTTTATGAAAAAATCCATAGATAGTATTTTACAATAAATACCACTTAGGATTCTTTTCTCAGATTACCATCGTAAAATTCGAATCTATCGTGTTCTGTAGGTGTCATCAATAACATACCCGGATGTAAATTACCCGCAACAGTTTCTTGGTACATGTAACTCATCCAAGTTTGTTCGTATGGGTGTGCCCACTTTTCGGTTAAGAACATTTTCTTATTTCCTTCTTTTGTGACAACTTGTGGCCAATTACAGTAATAAATCTCCCCATTGATAAATGATACCCCCTTATAAGTTCTAATGTGTTTGAATTGAGTCCTCGGGGCATTAGGATCCTGTCCGTGGACAGGTAATTGACTTTTTTCAGGCCATCTAGATTCACGATAATGTTGAGGTACATTATACCAAGACCACTGAGTCCCATTATCACCAAAAAATTCAGAATAATTCAATTTTAGAAAATCAAAATTATTATTTTTTGTAATTTCCATAGAAATCCTATAAAGACCTTTCACATATCGGTTGAATCCATTTCTACATACCGTTCCTTCATTCGGGTAAAAGAACATATCGTCTTCAAAAAACCAATAGAAGTCAAAATTATGTTCATCAGCATGTTCGGCAATCCATTGTCTTCCACCACAAATCCCTAAATTATCTTTCTTAATATGTTCGAATCCAAATTCATTACATATTTCTTGATATCTTTCTGTTGTTGTAAGATCTGAAGAATTATCTAACAAAAATTTCCTTGGTTTATCAATAAAGTCTTTATCATATTTTATCATCGAAGTTATAAGAGTCTCAAATTGTTTGGGACTATTGAATGTTATGACATACAATGCGGTATTATCAATTTCTAAATTTTCATTTCTTGGTTGGATTGGTTCTTTAGATTTTTTTTCTAAGGTATCATTTTTTAAATCTTCAAAAAACTTACCCATTAATCCGTTATTTTCGATTTCAAAATAATTTACCAAATCGGGGTGTTTATAACAAAGAATTGTAAATAACGATTCTTCAGTACCCATAAGTCCTGAATTCAACGTATTACTCATCAAATTATAATACAAACCATTCAAATCGGCAACACTTTCTTTTGGTCCTCCGAAAAAGCCACCTCTTGCAACCATATCAACTTTACTACCAGCTAATTGATTGATTTTTTGAAAATTAAAACCATGGATTTCCGTATTGGCTTCGTATGGAAAACAAACAAAAGAAAATTTATCAAAATATTTTGGTAATTTATCTTGTACTTTGTCATGAGTGAAGTAACCAGGATGAACGGTATTACTTAGTCCAGCATCAATCCAAAATAAATAATCAGAATCAAATTGGTCCATAATTTTTGCATCATGTAACAAAAACATTTTTGACATAACTAATGGATTATACATCTCCAAACGTGCCTGTGTGGATTCTGATAACCATCCTGATTGAGCTAACCAATCTGGATTGGTTCTGATGTTTTGAATTTGATTATAAAATTCTGACTTAAACCAATTTTGATCTCTAACAATAAACTGAGTATTATCATCCCTCCGACGTTGTCTAACAAAATCTCCCAATTCTTGTTCACCAAAAATTATCAAGTTCACGTCCACTTCTAGAAGTTGTTCAAACTTTTGCAAATAATGGTCAAATGATCTAGACCATCCTTCCCCTAAGGTATCGCGTTTTATATTCCAAAGACCTGTAACAAAAGTAACTTTCATCTTATTTCATTTTTTTTCTACATGCCCAAACGACATTTTTGAATGTTTCATGAAGATAACCTTCCAAATTATTTAATTGACAGGGACCTTCGATATCACTATCTTGAATTTCTAACCAACTCCAAATTGTATCATGGACGAATTCTCTGAAATAAGTTTCATTTGGGGAATAATCGTGTGCCATAATCACATCACCTACTTTTAATAAGTTAGATAAAATTCTAAACTCATTTTTCTTACTTCCTCCATCACACAAAACTAAAGTAGTACCCTCGGAAGTTATAAAATCAATAATTTCTTGACCATTTTCCAAATCAGAATATTGGTGGTTGAATACGTTTTCAACTTTAATTTCGATGTTTGCACCATCATTTACGTGGTGTCTAAGATATTGTGGTTCATATACATCGTAGGTAACTAAACGTGTATCTGATAGACCAACTCTATCCAAAATATCTCTAATCATCAGAGTAAGTCCTCCTGATGATGTTCCAATCTCCAACACTTTCGTTGGTTTTAGATCAATCAAAAGCTCTTCAAAAGCCTTTTCTACATTGGGGTGTTGCATGATAGTTAACCCCTTATAAACAAAATGTCCCGAAACACTCATATTAAATTTTTCTTATTAGGTTTAGTGAAAAACTTGAATTATCATGTATCAAGTAAGGTTGAGTTCCAAACTTTGTGGTGATAACACCGTTTTCAAATTTATAGTAAGTTTCATCCAACTCGGCGGTTGAAAAAAAGTATTCCGAGTTCAGATCCTTACTGAGGTTATTTTCTTTCAAATTATAATATTGCCATACTCCTTGATCGTCCCAAAAATCTATGTTTGAATTCAAACAAATCAATTCAAGTTCTTTAAGTATTTGATAAAATCGGTTTGTATTTGATATAACAGCCCCTGAATTCACATAAAAGAATTCTTTTTGTGGTAGTTTGGTTTCAAACCAATTGGATACTGAGTCAAGATAAGGCCAACAATTTTTTTCGGTTGATATTACTATTTTCTTCCCACTTTGATGAAAATTATCAAATAATTCTTTACTACTTCTTGCAAACTTAGTGTCAGAATAATCAATATGTAATAAGTTGTCGTATTTCCCTAAAATTTTATCCTCGATGAATTTTCTCAATCTAAAAATTTTACCAAAGACTAGATCTTTTCTTTTACTAACACCGACATCAGTAATATTTGAGAAATCAAATGGATTGAAATCGTTACTAAAATTCAAATAAAAATCTTCATCATCGATATCATAAGCAAAACGTGATTTACATTCACTCTTTGATGGCTCCTGACATCCAAGACAGTAGTATGTAGAAATTATTGCGTTTTTCATATTAAGTTATACCTTTCAATTATTCTTGGACTTCCATAATTCCAACCATTATCATGAATAAAAAATGGAAATGAATTTGTGGGAATGTATTGTACTTTTCCATCATTGATTTTATACCACTCCGCACTTGTCAAATAAGTACTTACAAATATATTACGACTAGTATCCAAAGTAATTTTTGGAAAAAATTCATTTATATAATAATAGATGAATACACCTTGATCTCCACCAAATGTTTTATATTCAATTGGAAAAACGTGTTCAATAACAGATTCCAAAAAATCTGAATACAAATTTTTCTCACTCATCTGAAGCCCTGCATTCAAGAAATTAGATTTATCTAAGTTTTCTTGAGGGTATGTGTTTATGGGTTTCCAACTTGAAATATCATTAGGGTATTGATGTCTTTCGGCTGAGAAAATAATCCCACCTGTATACTCAATATCATTTATGTTTCCAACGCAAACTACATCAGTCGTGTCAGAGAAAATAAATACATCATCATCAATAGACTTTAGTCGGTCAGATAACAAAAAAATTCTATATAATAAAAATTCATATTGATACCCAAACTTGGAATGAAACTCTTTTTCTAATTCCTCGTAATTTGTTCGATTGTAATGAATATTGATAAAATCTTTCTCATTATTGTGTTTAATAAAACTTCTATAGAGGATTGTTTCTTCTATATGAGATTCATTCCCGTATGACCAAGTGACACTTATTAGTTTCATATATTACCACTTAGGAAATGATCTGATTATATATTCTTCCCAATGAGTTTCATAATGCCATAAATTACTATATGAAGAATATTGTGTTGTTAGTGATTTTTCATAACAAAGAGCGGTGAAATGTCTTTCTAAGACATCCAAAGGTTGATCCAAATTATAAAAATTCACACTGCTTGGGTTGGAAACCACATTGTATCCATAAACGCTCAGAGTTAACAATTCATCAATCGGAACGTTATTGTGATTATCATGTGGATATATTGGATATTTTTCCAAAATGTGCTTTGCAAAATCTTTTTTTATTAGATAAGATTGAGCATGAGAAACCGAAGATACTTCGTAACAATTATTTTCTCTTAATAATGGTGTCCTTCTGTTTCTACAACCTAACCAAAACAAATCCCATTCAGTTTTGTTTATATTATCAAAAATCTCGTTTGACTCCTCTATTAAAAAATCCAAAAACAAACAATCATCTTCCAAAACTAACAAAGTTTCATGGTCGGAATCTACCAATCTTTGTAATAAGTCAAAATGACTTCTTTTACAATTTGTAGGCCCGGAATCTGTGCTTTTGTTCGCTGATACCCTTTCCACACCTTCTATCTTGAATTTAGAAAGTTGTGATTCTAATTTTTCACGTCTATCCGTTCTTTCATCTAAATTGATGAAATAACCAATGTCGGCAATTTTTTTACCATCAAACGTGACCATTATTATAAATTACCTGTAATTCTCTCACACCATCCCTTAGATGTTGAGAATGGCCAAACAACCCAATATGCTGGTTTGCTTTCCGTTTGGAATTCTCTCCACACTTTTCCGTAACCATCAGGGTCATTCATAATACGTTGAATTTCATTAATATCGGCATCTTTTCTGAAGAGAGTCTCATCATTTGCCCCGTGGAAAGCCACAACCCAAAATTCATAGTCTTTTTCTGGTACCGAAGAATAATTTATGTCAATGCAATGTTTGAAAACAGATGCAAAGTTTTTCTTCCACTCATCTTCTGTCTCATAATTGTAGGGGTTCGGTGGATAATTTTTATCTAAGGTGTATTGTTGTACCGCTCTTTTTTCAAACAATAACCCAGCATACTTTTCATAGTCTCTTAGACTTCTTTCAGGTCCGAAACCAAATAATGCATCGTGACCTTCTTGTTCAAGACCATCCATTCCAAATAATTTTCTATTGAGTAGGTGGGACTTATTGTTTCTATCAACCCATTTCTTATCATCATCCCATTGTTTGGTTCTACCTTTTCTTGTATATTCGTGCCAAATGAGGACTTTGTGTGGGTGGAACAAGTCGTATCCCCATGTGTATGCTCGTGCGGAGATAGAAATTTCTTCCCCATGGAAGTAATATTCAGGATTGTGTTGTACCTCACGTGAGAATTGACCCAAAGTAAAAGCATAGTGAGCCGAATAAAATCTTGCCGGTACAGGTTGTTTCATATCTCTCCAACCAGGAATTGTCTCAGGTAGGAAAAATACCGCACCCTCAGGAATAAATCTGTCGAAAACCATTCTCCAAGGTTCTTGAACTCTTCCTTGTGGATCGTTATCAGGATCAAATGATGAAACATAACCAGTCAAAAGTGGTTTTTTGTGACCTTTTTTCTGAAGTTGTTTGACCATCTTAATCATCTCGTCATCCCAATTAGGTGCAAATCTCATATGAGAATCAATTTGAAGGGTATATTCTTCATCTTGATACAATTGTTGGACTAAATTCCTTGCCCAACATACACCCTCAGCTTCTTCGTGAGGAATATTTAAAATTCTGAAACGACTATCGTTTTCAAATTCTGACAAATCATCAAATTTATCGTCTGGATGAAATTGTCGTGCAACACCAATTCTAAGATTTTTTGGTCTTTTGGCGTTTTCTAACATGTTTTTGATTGTAGGGATTAGCTGTGGGTCCCTATAAGAAGCGATTTGAACAAAAATTTTCATGAAGTTTTTTTACAAACCTACACAAAAACAAGAAAAATTAAACAGAATGATTAAATTAAATTCCTGTAAGTTCTCTGTATAAAATAAATTACGTCAAAAATTAATACGTCAGCACCTGTGCAAGTTATAGTCCATTGATTTCCATTAGTAACAAAATCTTCATCACCATAAAAATGAAAACTAAGGTAAAAATTTTGTGGTGTATCATTACCTTTTGCGAACAAGAAAGTATTTGAAACTCTATCATATGGTGTGGGTCCTATACCCGAAAGTGAAATATCAAAATGTGCTTGTGAAACGTTACTACTTTGAGCTTTGAAAACTACAACCATACTGTATACATCACCAACGTTTTGCATTTGTATTTTTTGTGTCGTAGGGTCGTAGAACGCTTTTGTAGAATTCATAAAAGTTTCGATAGTAGTTGCACCATTGTTCGGTAAGACTATTGAGGCAGTATCGGCGGTAACTGTAAGGGGAGATCCTGAAGTATATTGCCCATCATCATATCTTGCCCATCCACCACCAAAATTAATATTCATATCACTAAACGTTGTATGATATGTCACACCCGAAGCCTGAACTGGTATAAGGGTATCCCCTGAGAAAGTTGATATAAGTGGTAATTGACCTATGGTTTTAGTTGCCATGAATTTTTATTTTATAAATAGTTTATTTTATAATAAGGGTATTGCCCATTTGTTGGATAGATATGATTCAATCGCATTGAGTTCAGAACTCGAGAGTGCTCGGCTATAAACCAAAACATCAAACAAAAATCCATTGTAAAAGAATTGAGTGGATCCTGCAGTTGCCGATGTATACGAAACTCCCAAAAATAAATAAGTCAAATTAATCGCGGTTGTAGTTCCTACATTGGTGATGTAATTTAAAGTCTGTCCTGACCCATCGATTCTAAATTGTAATTTATCCTGATTAGAAACCCCAGTACCGCTAAATACATAACTCAAAATATGTGGATTTGTGTCAACAACACCACCAGTTGCAAAACCACCACCAACAGCAACATTATAGGTAGAACCACTTTGTCTTATATAGGAAGCATTCAAACCCGTATTTCCGTCAATACCACCCTGAATGTACTGACTTGTTGCAGAACTATTCAATGATTTGGCAACCAATATGATTGTTTGTCCTGATTTAGATTGTAAATCAGTCAATGGATTGACACTAAGTCCGTCGGTAGTTCCATTGAAGTACGTACCTCCCAATCCATTTTGAACATTTGACCACCATTCAGGAGATGGTGTTGCACCACCACCTATGGGGTTTGCATTATGTGCTGAAGATGACGAATCCACCCATTGAGTAAATGTATCACCACTGTTGGCAGTTGGGATATAAAACGTAGGAAGATCTCCTTGGAAATATATTTCAAGTGTTGGGTCAACAGGGACAATTGCGTTGGTTGATGATGGTGTAATCGTCGGTGTAACCGTAGGGGTTCGTGTTGGAGTTTCTGATGTTGTTGGTGTAGGTGTGATACATAAATTATCAACAACAATCAAATCACCATTGTCATCAACTATGAAATTACCCAAATCGTCAACCAAATAAACAAAACAATCGATAGTTGGTGTTATAGATGGTGTTGGTGTATTTGTGGGTGTTTCACTAATAGTTGGCGTAGGAGTTAGGGTTGGCGTTTCACTAATAGTTGGCGTAGGAGTTAGGGTTGGCGTTTCACTAATAGTTGGTGTAGGAGTTTGTGTAGGTGTTTCACTAATAGTTGGTGTTGGGGTCTGAGTCGAAGTTTCAGTAATTGTTGGTGTAGGAGTTAAAGTTGGCGTTTCAGATGGGGTTTGTGTTACCGTTTCTGTAGGCGTTACAGTCGGAGTCAATGTTGACGTTGGAGTTGGAGTTTCTGTCAAAGTTGAAGTTGGGGTAAGCGTAGGTGTTTCAGAAATTGTAGGTGTAGGAGTCTGAGTTGGCGTCTCAGAAATTGTAGGCGTAGGTGTCTGAGTTGGAGTTTCAGAAATTGTTGGTGTAGGAGTCTGAGTTGGAGTTTCAGAAATTGTTGGCGTAGGAGTAGGAGTATCACTTTGAGTAGGAGTTTGTGTCGGATCACTAGTAGGTGTTATAGTTGGTGTGGGAGTTTGTGACTCTGTAATAGTTGGAGTTAGTGTCGATGTTGGTGTTTGGGTAGGAGTTTCAGAAATAGTTGGGGTAGGTGTTTGCGTAGGAGTTTCAGAAATAGTTGGGGTAAGACTTGATGTTGGTGTCACCGATAATGTAGGTGTAGGAGTCTGTGTTGGTGTTTCAGACATGGTTATACTAGGAGTGACAGTAGGCGTCAACGTAGAAGTTGGAGTAACCGAAGGTGTTAGACTTTCAGTTATTGTTGGGGTTGGTGTTAGAGTAGGAGTCTGAGTTGGAGTCTGAGTTTGACTTTCAGTAATTGTCGGTGTTACTGTAGGAGTATTTGTAGGTGTCTGTGTTGGTGTCTCAGTAATAGTTGGAGTTGGAGTTGGGGTTGCTGATGCAAAAATTGGTGTCGCATCCAACACAAATCCTGATGGATTTACATCAAAAAATTCAAATTCCGTATTTCTTACAACATTATCAAAACTTTTTCCACTTAAAACTACCTGTGTGGTACCACTTGTAGACCCTGACAAAAATTCATAATTGGTAACAATGTATTCCGTAATGTTTGGCTCAAATGATAATTTTTGAACTAACCCAAATGAAACATCACCTGAAAATACTTTCTCCAAACTAGCAACATAATCTATGACAACCGAACCTGGGTTGATGTATGAATACACAACACCGTTATCAGGTGATGGTGATGGCGTCATTGTCGGTGTTGGAGTTGGTGTGGGTGATGGGTTAGGTTGTCCGATTACAACTAAACACGTTTCACTGGTTGATGAAAAATAAATGAAATACAATCCTTGTACAACACCATCTTCAGGTGAATATACAAATGGTAGTGTTTGAAAACCTAAATCGATGACTTGATCTGAAAAATTTTTAAATAAAACTTTACCAGTTTGTCCGTTGAAATTATCACTACTTATTAGAACCCCTAACTGACTCATACTATAAAATACTATTGAATTGTACGTTGATCACATCGTTATTATTTCTTGCAAAATCAAATGTTTGTGTGACGTTGGAACCCGACGGGTTAGGACCGCTAGTGACCGTACCAATCGGGAAACCATTTTTTGTTATTGTGATTTGGGTTCTGTATCCAGTAACTCCTGGAATACCACTAGGGACAAAGGCGGTAACCTCTATTGCACCCCTCGTACAGTTATCTGCAATACCCAAACTACCCCCAACAGTGACTGAAGTATTTCCGGTTGCTTTAGTAGCACTTCCCTGTGGACTGTACAACTGTGTACCATTCCAGTATCCAATAGTTGCAGTCCCTTTTGAATATGAATTGGCATTAGGAGTATCTAAAACATTTGCAGTAATGGATGTTCCAGATACACCTAAACAACACTCACACTCAGGAAATAAATAACCAGTAAATGGTGTAATACTCAAAGCACATACCGTGAACGCATAAAATGCCGGATAACTAACCACATCAACAGTCCCGTCACAATTAACAATTGTGTAAGTTTCAGGTGACATTGAATACTGATGATATGTAGAACAACACGGTGGTGTTGATGACGGTGTTGGTGTATTTGTTGGCGTCTGTGTTGGAGTAAAATCGGGTGTTGTACTCGGAGTTGGTGTCGGAGTCAAAGTCGATGACGGAGTTTGAGTAACAGTTGGTGTAGGTGTGGGTGTTGATGTTATAGGTATGATACAATCACAATCACCTTGACTAATAATTTGAACATCACAACTCAACGATGATGGAATGATGGTTATAGTATTTGGTCTTGCGCATATTGTGGTTAGGGAATTTGGCGCAAATTGTTGAGTTTGTAGATTATCGGCACAATCAATGTAGGACAATGTGACACCACTACATTCATAATAACTTACATCTATAACAAAACTACGACAACAATCTTCAGGAATTCCCGAAGGACTTGGTGTTAGAGTATTTGTGGGTGTTGGGGTTGGAGAAACCCCAGGCTCGGAACTTGGTGCTGGTGTATTTGTAATTGTAGGTGTTGGTGTAGGTGTAGAACTCACGGTAGGACAATCTACCAATCCTGCCTGCCAATACGTATTACCACCTATAGTAATGGTATTTTGATTACTTCGTCCAACGACCAAGTGTATTTGTGTATTTCCGGTATCTGACCAGCAGGCTGTTTGTCCAGTATATGGTGAAACATTCAGAGCCGAAACAATAGCATCGATTGGTATGTAATACCCATAGTACATACTTCCCGCAAAGGCTTGTCCCACAATTTTTCTATTACCCGAAAACTCGGCAGCCACCGCAGACCCCGAATCACCTCCATATATGGGGTATTGACAAATGGTATTTGTTGGTGTTGTAGAAGCCGAGGCCACAAATTCAGTTACCCCATGAAAGTAAACCAGTTTACCAACACCTTGATTATTATACCAACCAACAGGTATTACAGCATTCTTCAATGAAGGGATTAATTTCATGTCACCCTCCCCTTTTGCGCCGGTGGACCTACCTGATGAATATAGGTAGTTTTGAAAAGGTGTGATACTATTCAATTCGGAAATTGTCGCAAAGTCCATAGGACCTGTCCAACCAGTCATTCCAAATTGTTTATATGAAACAGTGTTCGAAACATCAGATTCATTCAAAGTGAAAATGGCGGTGTCCACATAGTTTGGTGAACTCTCTCTCAGAGGTAAATATTTTTTTACAATTCCCACCGCATTTGTTGCTCCTACAAGTTGGGCATTTTCCCCTGGTTGGATAACCAAATCATTAACAACATTTGTGATTGGATTTGGCAATGTTCTATCACTATCAATGAAGGGATCGTCAATGATTACGTGAGCGTTAGTTACAGCACAAACTGAGTTTGTTTCATTATCAATTGCAACAAAACCCAAAGTGCCAACCGAGTTGAACATACTTGTTACGTTTGTAGTTGACACTCCACCTTGGATTGGCCTAATCAAACCTCTGTTACCAGGAGGTGTTGTAATCCAATCGTAAAACTGTGGTGGGCATACTTGAAATAAGTTAGGTATTTCAAACTCAATAACATCCGTTATGAATTTATGGCCGTCTCTTTCGATTTCTTTTGGAATAATATCTTCAGGTGCTAATTCTTGTATTGGTTTTTTCTCTAAAACACCAAAGACCAAACCCAACTCATCGGTGTAAACCCCGTTTGTCTTTTTTGCACCATAACCAACCATTACAACATTGTCAGATGTTGACTCATGAAGTTCAGCGGTGATCTTATTCAGTAATGCACTTTCTAACATGGTAAGTTTGGTATAAACATAAATATGGATTCAGGACATTCTCCTGGACTTGGAGTTATTGTTGGCGTGACAGATGGTGTCGGACTTGCAAATGGAGTTAGAGTGACAGTTGGTGTAGGTGTTGGTGTTGGAGTTATAAACTGCTGTTCACAAACAACATAAATTGCGTCCAAGAAATTCCCACCATCCTGACCTGATGTTGCAGAAAACACTAAATTGTAATTTACCTCTGTAGCAGTAAAATTAATAGCATTTTGAGTCCAAACAGACGTACTTCCCGTATATTCATTGGGGAAGAATACCAAACCACTAGTGTCACCACTCAAAGCGACTTTTAAAGTATTAAGGTATCCTATTCTACCTCTGTGTGCAAATTGAATTTGATAATCTGTACCAATTGATGCTGTAAATGATTGGTATAATGATTGCGGAGCAGATGATTGAGCATTAATTTCTGCAAAATGTGTTCCTTCATAGGCTGGTACACCTTGATAACCTGACGCCCATACCTCTATAATACCTGAACTGTGCGTGGTATCCCAACCAGGAATACAATCTTCAGGATAGAAGTTATATGTCGTGGATGCAGTACAGTTGGTACCATCTACAGTAGCGGCCCCCGTACCAGTAGGTGAACCCGTACATTCTGTTGGACACGGACCTAAGTCTGACATAAAGATATCAAATGAAGAGTTAACCAATCTATTACACGGCGGAATTGTGGGTGTAAGAGTCGGAGTAGGTGTCGGACTTGCAAATGGAGTTAGAGTAACACTCGGAGTTGGTGTAGGTGGTGGTGTTGTACACGGTACTGGATATGTTATGTTTCTAACCCAATCACATTTACACCCTGGAGTGGGTGGGGTTATTACCCAAGAGGCAAAATTTGAATCAGGATACAAACCTTGGTAATTCAAAGTAGCACAAACCGTGTTGTCAAAGAAATCTTCCGTAACCCATTGTGTTCCATCATAGAAGATTTTAAAAACATTACCACAAATCTTATCAGTATAAACATAATAAGGTCGGGAATTTATAGATCCACTTGGAGGAATAATCTCAGCAGGTGTCTCAAAAACTTGTGTATAGAGACATAGACCCGGAAATGGAGTTTCTGACGGTGTAACTGTTTGAGTTGGTGTCGGCGTTTGAGTCGGATTTGTTGTTGGAGTTACACTCGGAGTTGGAGGTAAAGTATCCTGAGGGGTTTGTGTCGGAGTGGGAGTGGGTGTATTACTAACTTCCACAAAATTCCAATCCAAATCACAATTATCGATTATACTACAATTCAAACAATATGGATTCAACAAATCATACTGATCATACAAAAGTCTGGCATTGTGTTGAATTTCAGGAACCGATAATGGTTTGGCATACATGTGGAATGTTGAAATGGCACCATCGAAAGTTCCGGCAAAATATTTTTCCAATAAAATATTAGTTGTCAACCCACTAAGAGTGGTTCCACTAAGAATATTATCAGGAAACAATTCAGGATCCTGAATGTATTCACCACAGAAAGTCTGTGGCATGGCTGAGAAAACCAAGTTTTCATGAAGACCTTGCGTTCCCCCTCCCCAAGATATGTTGAAGGGTACTCCCACTTGAGTTTCTTTATGTCCATAAAGTCCTCTCGGAATTATCTCCTCGAAATCGTCAAAGGTCTCAAAGTGACGACCATTCACGTAAAGTTTTAATTTACCACGACGATAAAACTCCTCAAGTAACCAATCATAATTCAATTCCACAAGTTCTTCTTGTACAGGATTCACTTGGTTATGAGTAATCGGTGGTTGAATAAGTGAAACAGAATTATTTGCCGTAGATGCGGTGTAAACTAAGTTTGATATCACACCAAGACCACCTCTATAATATAAATCACAGAAGTCCATCCAGGTGTACCTCTCAAATACCGCATCTACCAATACCCAGTGTTCTTGAGTCAGATACTCTGTACCCAAACAATCATCGTATATACCACGTGTCGAACAGTAGTTGTTTATAGAATACCCTGTTTGACTTTCAAACCCTATGGTCTCACAAGCACCTGTTGTCACACAATCTCCCGTGAAAGTGAGAGTTCTGACACAGATTTTAGGATTGGCTGGATCACCACTGAATCTTATGGCGAATGCGTTTGACATTGAGTCGAATAAGGGATCGTGTTCGGGTTTTGGAGTTGGTGGAGGTGGAACACAACAACTACAATATGTAACACTGTGTCCACTTGTATATCCTGTTTCAGGGTATACTTTTACACAATATGATTCGGCGTATTCCAAGTAATTTGGTTTGTCTACCCTCCAATATGGGAAGTCACCTTTACCCACATTTTTGGTTGACACAAACTTCATTTGTCCACCAACTGGGTCATAACTTTCTACAACACCCTCGATGTATTCTAAAACATCATGATAAATTACAACTTCATCACCAGCTTGCCACAACAACTTGGGTTCAACGGTGATCGTGCCACCTGACACGTTAATATCCAAATGAGTGTAAGAAGTCGTTGTGTACCCTGAATTTAATATTTCACACATACATGAACTCAGTCCTGTAAGTGGTGTTGTAACTCTTTCATAATTTGGATCACCTGAGTTTTTACCATCAGCGGCGTGCCAAAATTTGTTTTCAGCACGAGTACCCATGTAAAAGAAAATACCTGAATTATCAGGATAATAGTCGTTCAGGGTAGTCTGTCCTGGTTGTGGATTGTATATATTACCAAGTCTCGGTTTTAGGGTCATTTCAACAGTCCATCCTTTGGGATATCTTGTTGGTAATATTTCATAATCGTAACCAAATAATTTGTAAAACCCTTGATAGAAACCTCCGTATAACTCATGATACTTTCCAATTTGTGCAGAATCATATGATACTATGTTATATAAAGTACCGGCGGTAACACCCGAAAATCTGTGATTTGGATTCCATGTGTGTCCGGTTACTTGGAACATTTTGAATCTGCGGTCGTATTTGTATCTATCGAATTTCTGAGAGTCGGGTAATAATCCCATGGTATATTCTATACTCTGACCACTCATACAATCAACCAATCCATTATCAGTACCTGTCAATCCAATGTCACATATTGTACGAGAAGAAAAACAATCCAATAAAGGATCGTGTGGATTGAAATAATTTTCAGAAATTAATACATTTTGGTAATCGTAATCTTGATAATTTAGTTCAAATCCTTGATTGGAACCTGAAAAATTAAGGTCAATTTTGATTGGCATAACATCCCCATCAAACTCCCCGATTAAATTAGGTGAGAATACAACTTCTTCGTTGTATTGTCTCTCATCTGACGCTAAACTAAGGTCCGATACTTCTTGTACTGGTTTTAAAAACCATTTATTATAGACGTATTGATTGATGTTCTGATAAGCCATATGTGATAAATACTTTTACTGAGGTATTTATAAGTAAAAAATGTTTATGATAACTTACGGTCGAGAATATTTTTCAAATAATTTATACTTTTACCTTAAAAATAAGGGTGAAAACATTGATGTTTATTATTCTGTAAATGATACAATCAATGAAGCCAGATTGATGGATGAAATCATTACTCTCCCTCATAATAGAGAAAAATCATTATTTAAACTTATGGAAAAAGTTATGAAAACTAAAAAGAAGTTTAGTAAAGATGACTTGAAAAAATTAATTTCAAAATTAGGAAAAGAAGAGAAAAAAGAAGAAATAGACGAGTTAATAGATTTTGACGGTTCTATGTTAAGCTCTAAAATTCCAATTCACGATCCCAAATTATCGCCTACTAAAACTATGGATCAAACTGTTTTCGCGGCAAGACAAACCAACGATCCTGTTATGAGAGGTTATAGAGTTTACTATGGTGAAAGTGTTGTCAGAGAAGAAGACCTTACTGGAGCTTTTGGTTATGATGTTGTTTCAGGTGATACCTACGAAGAATGTGTTGATAAAATGACACAAATGGAAGTTGAGAATCCTGAGGAAAGATGTCAAGCGTTCGGTAAATCACCAAAATTAGATGAAAAAGGACAAGAAAGATTGACTGAAAAAGAAATCAAAGAAATCCAAAGACAAAAAATGATAGGAATGTTAGAGGATTTGTTAGTAAAAAAATCATCTGATGATGGAATTAAATCTAAGGACTCAAAAGCATCTAAAGTTTTATTAAAAAATATTAAATCTATAAAAAGTATGGCAGATAAAGAGGGATTGTCTGTATCAGAACTTATCAAACTATTGAGGGATGAATAAAGACTTATATGATAAGAGATGGGATTTCCCACAAGATATGCGTAACCACATGAAAGTATGTTTTCATAAGGTAAAAAATGCGGATGCAAATATAGAAGGATTTAATAGAAATTTACGTTTACAGAAAACTCAGAGTTTAAGTTATCCTGAGCTCAAAAGAATAAAAAACTTTTTTGATAGTTTCCAAGGACCACAAACCGACGCACCATTTATACTGAATGGTGAAAATAAAATGAAAAATTTTGTTGATTCAATCCTATCGGGGGCGAGACAATCTTTGAATGGTTCTGAAAAAATAAAAAGAGACACCGCGATGGTTACAAATGACTTAGGTGTTGATAGCCCAAATCAAAATTTAAACATATCAAAATTTGATTCGAAAAAAAACTCTTTGGAAAAACATGGCCTACAAGTCACTGAAAGTCTTGAGAGAATAAACCAATTAATTAGAAAAATGTAACATGGAACAATTACCTTTGGATTTTTCACAACCAAAAAACAAATTGACAGAAATTGCAGAATTTGAGAGAAAAAAGAATCTCGTAAAAAATGACTACACTCAACAGGGTCAACAATATTCATCAACAAATCCTGATGCGATTGGAGACGGTGATGAAATTGGACGTGGCACAGGGAGTTTCTTGGACGTATATAATGTTGCTGCCGGAACGTCCGTAGATGTTTTTGAAAGAAAAATGAACATCAAATTCAACGCATATCAACCTAATAAACCCTATACAGTAGGAGAATAACATGAAACTTCTCAAGGCTCTGACACATCTAATTACCGAAGCCGCGTCTATAGATGATATAAGACGTGCTATCGATCAAAAACAAGTGTGCTCAATTTATTATGATGGTGATGAACCAGGTGGTAAGGGTCTTAGAGAAATTGAACCAGTTGCTCTTGGTAGGTCAAAAAAGGGTAACTTAATTTTTAGAGCGTGGGATCAGGCAGGAGCGTCCCATACAGCGTACCTCAACGACCCACACAGCCCCAAACCAGGGTGGAGATTATTTCGTGTGGATAGGACAAGTATGTTCAAACCATTACGAAAGAACTTTACTAAAGCTCGACCTGGTTATAACTTTGATGGTGATAAAGATATGACAAGCATAATTACTATCGCTAAATTTGATACAAGAGAAACAGTATAATGAATCCTGAATTATTACAAAAATTAGTCGTTGCAAAAAAAATAATGGATAAACAACAGTCTATTCAGAGAGGTTCTGTTGCAAATATCAATAATCCGGTATTAGAATCTTACGAACCTGTAAACGCAACCTATAACATACCCCAAGAATTTTTGGGTGAAGCCCCACAACCCAAGCCAATTCCAAAAAGTCAAAACACCAAAGACAGAATCTTAAGTTCAAAATTACCGGACGAAATCAAAAAATTGATGATCGAACATCCGATTGAACAACCAAAAACTATGGGTACCGAGACAGTTTTGAGTGACGAATTAGTTGAAGCCGCATCCAGATTGATGCATACAGACGCCTCAGGAAAAGTCAAAAAACAAATGGTATCTCAAAGAGAAATCATTTCTGAAACCACGGTTGAGGATTCTAATTTGAAAAATATGTTACGTGAAGTAATCAAAGAAGTTTTATCTGAGCAAGGTATAATTACTGAATCCAGTCAAAAGACTAAAGAACAAATTACTTTTAGAGTAGGACAACATGTCTTTGAGGGTGTAATAACCAAAATCAAGAAAGTTAAGTAATTCCTTTTTTTTACTAATTCTTTTTCCTATATTTTAAGAAAAAGTATTTTTATGTCCAAAATCAAATTATTGGTAATTCCTTCAGATAAAACAGGAGTTGGTAAATTCAGATCGTTAGATCCTCACATTTTTCTACAGAACATGTATCCCGAAGATTTTCATATTGACATCTTATATGATGTTGATATGAATGATGATGCCTTTTGGAAAAATTACCAAATTGTTCATTTCCACAGAACCATCGGACCTAATTATGATTTGATGGAATCATTCTTAGCCAAGTTGAAGTCCTTTGGTATTGTAACAATTATGGATTTGGATGATTATTGGATGCCAGGGAAGGAACACCCTATCCATGACTTGATTATTGCAAATAAGTTACACGAAAAAATCCCACGTAACTTAAAGAATGTTCAACATGTAATTACAACTACGACTGTGTTTGCAAATGAGATAAAAAAATACAATAAAAATGTTGTTATATTTCCGAACGCCATCAATCCAGATGAACCTCAATTTAAGGAACCAACAATCAAATCTGATAAACTTAGATTTGGTTGGTTAGGAGGATCATCTCACCTTCATGACTTAATGATTTTGGATGGATTGTTCACCAAAATGAATCCATTAAAAGATAAAACACAATTCTTTTTATGTGGATTCGACATACGAGGTACGGTTACCGAAATCAACCAAGTCACAGGTCAACAAAAACAAAGACCAATTCAACCCAAAGAGACTGTATGGTATAAATATGAAGAAATCTTCACTAACAAACAATCTCTTATTTCTCCTGAGTACAAAGACTTTCTTATGAACTTTAAGGAAGAAGATGATAGCTCATTCTCTGATGAATTCTATAGAAGAGTGTGGACACGACCAATCCAAAATTATGCAAAGAATTATGCGAAATTTGATGTGTCTATGGCTCCTTTAAAGAATCATATATTCAATAGAGTAAAGTCACAACTTAAAGTTATTGAGGCTGGTTTCTATAAAAAAGCACTTATCGCATCGGATTTAGGTCCTTATACTATTGACCTAAAACATTCATTACAAAATGGTAATTTTGTGGATGGGAATGCCCTATTGGTTAAAGAGGGACGTAACCATTCTGATTGGTTTAAATACGTAAAAAAATTGATAGATAACCCTTCATTTGCTGAAGATTTGGGTGAAAGATTATATGAAACAGTTTCTCCAGTATATGACATCAAAATTGTGACAAAAGCAAGAGCAGAATATTATAAATCTTTAGTATAAAATGATACAACCACAACTTACCAAAATTTTATTTTTCGATTTAGAAACTATCGGTATTACAAAAGATTTCGATGAACTTTCTAAAAAACATCCAGAATTGAAAAAACAATTTTTAAATTATTTTGATTGGTTTATAAAAAGATTCCCTGAAGATAAGGATCTTAATCCTTCACAAATTTTTGTAAATCGTGCTGCTCTTGTACCTGAATTCTCAAGAATTGTTTGTGCAAGTTTTGCATTCGTAACTTCAGATGGAAAAATTCATAAACAAACTTTTGCCGATAAAGACGAAAAAAAACTATTACGTGACATAAATGATTTGATGAATAAAGTTTTCAAGTTGGACTTTTGGTTATGTGGTCATAATATCAAAATGTTTGATATTCCAATGTTACTAAAACGAATGGTAATTCACGGTATCAAGCCATCACCATTACTACCTAATTATGACACAAAACCTTGGGAGATTAAAGCGGTTGATACCTTAGACATTTGGAGAATGGGTAACAATTTTGGTCTAGCATCCTTGGAATTAATGTGTGCAGCTTTGGGAATCCCATCACCTAAAGAAGGTGAAGTGACTGGTAATAGAGTTCATGAAGCTTATTATGATTACAATCAATTAGATTTAATTGTGGAATATTGTGAAAGAGACGTGCTCGTATTAATTGATGTCATAAAAAAATTCAAAGAATTACAATAATGTCAACAAATGAAGAATTGGCTAAAGAGTTAGAAAAACTCATGCACGAATTAGGTGATGATCTTTTGGATGAGGTGTTCGAGATAGAACTTGATGGACTTCCTATTAAGGAACTTGACGAGGCTATCATGTCTGGCGACCACCAAATTCCTTTACGATATGAAAAAATATCAGAAGACGCTATTGATCCCGTTTATAACTATTCATCAGATTCTGGATTTGATCTTCATTCAACTCAAGATTTGAAAATAAGTGGATTTGGAAGATTCTTGGTTCCAACTGGAATTAAGTTGGATATTCCCGAAGGATATGAAATCCAAATAAGGAGTAAAAGTGGGTTAGCAATGAATCACGGTTTGATGGTATTAAATAGTCCTGGAACTGTCGATCAAGGTTATGATGGTGAAATCAAAGTAATTGTTTTTAATACAAATCCTTCAACAATCGAAATCAAAACAGGTCAAAAGATTGCACAAGCAGTATTATGTCCGGTTGTCTGTGGTAAGTGGGTAAATCTAATTTCAGTAGAAGAAATAAATGAAAAAGAACGTGGAGAAAATGGATTTGGGTCTACAGGAATCTAATACTAATGGGAATGCTGTAAGTCCCGTCTTACCTGATGGTAAAAAAAACTATCTTATTGATATTGATGGTACTATAACTGAGGATGTACCAAATGAAGAACCGTGGAGAATGGAAACTTGTCTACCCTATTCGGGTTCGGTTGATACCATAAATGACTGGTATACTGAGGGTCATATAATTACATTTTTTACTTCAAGAACTGAAGATCATCGTAAGGTTACTGAAGAATGGTTACAAAAACATGGATACTTTTATCATAACTTACTAATGAATAAACCTCGTGGTGGAAACTATCATTGGATAGATAATCACATTGTAAGAGCTACTCGATATGAAGGTAAATGGACTAAAATGACCATACAAAAACATAATATAGAAATATTTGAAAAATGATTACTATAGGATTTTCAACGAGACAGGACAACCCATCATATATAAGTTACATACAAAAAACTTGTATGTATAAAGAAGTACAAGTAATACAAAAAATCAACAATGGGGAAAAATCATTATCTCAAGTATACAATGAAATAATAAATGAATCCAATCATGATATTGTAGTTCTTTTACACGATGACCTGGAATTTGACACAAAGAATTGGGGAGATAAACTTTTGAAAACATTTGATAAAAATCCTGATTTTTCAATATTCGGATTGGCAGGTAGTAAGTTTTTGAGTCAAACCTCTACTTGGTGGGATGTACGTGCAACTATGTACGGTATTGTCAACCATAAACACGAGGGGAAAAAATGGACTAGCACTTATTCACCAGATAATGGACAAAAAGCAGAAGAGGTTGCCCTTGTTGATGGTTTGTTTATTGCATTTGACAAAACAAAAATCAAACACAATTTTGACGAAACAATCGATGGATTTCATTTTTATGATTTAGGATTTTGTATTCCAAACTTTTTGGATGGTGTCAAAATCGGTGTGACAAATATGGTAAGGGTAACTCACCTTTCTATAGGACAAACGAATGAACAATGGGAAATTAATAGACAAAAATTTGCTTATAAATATCAATCAAAATTACCAATCAATATTCTCCCACAGGATCAAAATGAAACATTTATTTTCTGTCACGATCAAAAATTAATTTTAGAGTTCGAGGAAACTAAGAAATTTCACAGTTTATACAACTACACTTATGTTTTTTTAGGCGCTAAATCCGTCGATGAAATTTCTCACTTAAATAATCTGATTGTTGCTAGAGATTTGGAACACAATTTGGAACAATATCCCTTATTCACATCTTTTACGGGTTGGTATGCCCTATGGAAAAATGGTTTGATCAAAACCAAATATGTAAACATGTTCGAATATGATGTACTTTTGGATCCCTACATTGATCAACAACACGCCCAATTCTATGAACAAAATATTGAGATGATTGGATACGTAGCATTTCCAATCAACCATTTTCAATTTATCGCCAACAAAAATTGGGTTGAGTATATTTTACCAGCAATTAAAGAGGTCTACAATCATGACTTACCACAATATTTTGCTAGATTAGTTCAAAAAAACCCACAATCAATTTGGTCATCAACGTCTAATACAACGTTTCGGTCTGATATTTTTGATGAATATATGAAATGGTTTGAACCATTAATTCCTTATCTGAAAGATACAAAAACCTGTGGTCATGCTCATGAGAGGTCAATTACTTTTTTTGCTCACATGAGAAAGAAAAAACAACTTATTACACAAGGATTACTTAAACACCTTCAGTTGGATTCTCATAAAACCCAAGGACATGCTGTAAACATGGACGATTCTTTGAGGACGTTAATGGCAAAGTAAAATGAAATACGTTAGTTATAGTTTGTGGGGAACTAACGAATTGTACACTAAAGGTGCGATTGTAAATTCAGTTCAGATAAAAGAATTATATCCTGAATGGCAAGGAATTTTCTATTACGATAATTCAGTCCCCAAAGAGATCATTGATGAAATTCAGAATAATGGTTCTTTAGTTATCAATATGGATGGTGTAAAACACGGTCCATTTTGGAGATTTTTTGCGGCTGACATTGATGATTGTGAGTATGTAATTTTCAGAGATTGTGATTCAAGGTTGAGTCAACGAGAAGTAGATGCCGTAAACGATTGGATCCTATCTAAAAAATCTCTACACGTGATGAGAGATCATCCAGCACACAGAATACCTTTCGGTAATAATTCTATTGGGATTTTAGCTGGAATGTGGGGAATAAAAGGTAATGTAATTCCGTTTACTCAACAAATTGAAAGATTCTGTAAGGATAAAGAACTCAAGTATGGTTTGGATCAAACTTTTTTAAAGACAATCTATCAAATCTTTCAAGAGGATATGTTAGAACATGATGATTTCTTTTCAGGGAAACCATTCCCAACACCACGTACAGATTACCGTTTTGTCGGTGAACGTATAAACCCTGACGGAACTCCAACAACAAACGATTGGATGGCATTACAATAATACTACAAGTTATGACTATAGATTACTCAATAGTTAGTACCAACGAGAACCCTACTTACAAGGATTTTTGGGAAGTTGTAAAACCAGTATGGATTCACCATGTGAAAATCAACCCGATTTTAGTAAATATCGGTGACTCCGATGATATCATAGACCACGGAGATTATGTAATATTCAATATAAAAAAAATAGATGGTGTAGACACAGGATTTCAATCACAAATTTCAAGGTTATGGGTGACGAAATTTTTTCAAGATAAGGTCTGTTTAACTTCAGATATTGACATGTTACCTATGAGTGAAAAATACTTCAAGGATTCAGTTCGAAACTTCAATGACGACACATTAGTCATCTACAGTTCAGATGCGTATAATTCTGTGAAAAACAGATATCCTATGTGTTACAATACTGCAAAAGGAAAAACTTTTACTGAAGTCTTAGAATTGGACAAGTTCAAAAATTTCAAAGATTTTTGTGAAACATTACTTAATAGAAAACAAGGATGGGACACCGATGAATTATTTTTGGGTGAATCGATAAATAAATTTCATGATCAAAGTAAAATTATAAAACTAAACCGAGGTTGGTCTTCAGGACAAGCAGATAAAAGAATTGATAGAATATCATGGAAATTTGATAAGGAAAAAATACATGAGTATATTGATTCACATCTACTTAGACCTTACAGCAGTAAGAAATCAGAAATTGATCAGTTAATTTTATTATTAACACAAAAATGAATATTATTCAAATGAATAAATTTTCGAAATTACACGATGAAAATCGTGTTATTTTTTGTAAAATTGATAATATACTACAGGATTTTATAAGAGTTTCAAACTTACCCTACAATGTAGTTATGTTGGTGATGAATGGTGACAATCCATTTACGGATAATATTCTTAGAAACAAACCACATAATGTTAAACATATTTTTGCAACAAATTCTACCGTATATAATGAATCTGTGACACCAATACCCATTGGGATTGAAAACTCAGTATCATGTAAAAGAGAAGGTCATGGTAGTATTATACAGGGAGTGTTCGAAAAATTACCTTTTCTAGAAAATCCCCCTGATGACACCCCCAAAAACAAGGAAGATTTTCTATACTCAAACTTCAATACACACACCAACCTAAGTTTTAGAAATCCAGTAAAACAAGTAAGTCTCGACACCCCCCACATCAATTGGGAATATGGCGTGTCCTATAATCAGTTTGTTAGTCAGATAAAAAATCATAAAGCAACATTATCTCCACGAGGAAATGGTATAGAATGTATTAGAACCTATGAGGTTTTGTACTTGAATGAAATACCAGTATGTATTGGTGACAGGGGTGAGTACAATGCGATTATTGAGGGGATTTATAAATTTCTACCAATTGTCTTTATTGATAATTTGGATTACCTTAGGGATATCAAATATATTGATTCTGAGATAAAAAAAGTTCAAAATAACAGTAGGGAACTTTTGGACTTTGAATATTGGGAAAATAGAATAATTGAAACGGTAAAAAAAGTTTTATGAGTATGAGTCAAATAGCTGTTTGGGGTATAGATTATCTACCAAAAATTCTTGTTGATATAGTTGGAGAAAAAGGTCTCAAAATTGACTCGGTGGAATCTGAGGAAACAGTAAAAAATCATGATGTAATATTCTTTTTTCAAGAATCAAATTTAACCACCGAGGGTTTGTTTGATACAACCAAACTCTATGAGATGGTTGAGATGTGGGGGTATTGTTTCGAAAACGGTATTCCAGTTGAGAATAAAACTTTTATTCTTTGTTGTGATTTGAATCCAGGTGATACCAAAAAAATTCATGAGATCCTAAATCCAATGAATATAAATGTGTGTTACTTACCGATTCACAATACAAACTTAA